TATTAATAAATTCGGATGATGATATACCATTAGATTGAGCAGAGTTAAATAAATCTTTCATTTTATTTATAGCCTCAGTAACGCTTTCTCTAACTTCAGGTGTTTTTGGTATTGATTTTTGTGAAACATCAGCAAATTTTGTAACAATGTTTCTTAACCCTTCTATATTAGTACTAACATCTTTTGTAGAAACAGTACCAAATTTACCCGCATCAACCATTGCCTTCATGTCTCCAGCAATACTTTCTAACGCACTTAATTGACTTCGTTGAATATCTTCGACTGTTTTTGGTGCGTTTTTCTGTTGTTCAATTAATTCATCAAACTCTTCTTGGTTAAGATTTTGTAATTCTTTTTTAGTACCATCGGTTAATGTTACTTCATATTTACCACCTTCACCCATTTTAGCAATGTTTGCCAAATATTGTTTATCTTCTTCGTTTTTAAATTTAAGTCCAGCACCACTAACCTGAGACAATCTTTTATCTAAGTCTGCAGCGGCTAAAGCAGATTTACTTAATGAACCCGCAGCTAAACCAGCCTCTTCTTCCATTTGTCTAAGAGTTAAAACCCCTTGAGGATTTATCTTAAACGATTTAGTTTCTTCATCAAAATATGTAAACTCTTGTCCTAATCTTGCCAAACTATTTTGTAATCCTGTGGGGTCATTAATAGACTCATTCATTAATACAAATGGGTCAACTAAATTTCCTGCGGTTACACCTAATCTTTGGAATGCAGACGCCATGTTAATTGCATTTTCAGGGGTAAGCATTTTATCCGCAAAACTAAAAGTTTGTGCCATATCAAATCTCAACATAGATGCTTGGGCTGCCATTTTAGCTAATCCTGCAACACCTCCGTCAAATTGATATCTATTCATTTTTTCCATGTTATTGGAAACATCTTTCATTACTTGTGTTGCATTTAGTCCAACACTTTGAATATATTCTATTGACTCACTAAGGTTTGTTCCTATTTGAGACGTTTCATAACCAACATCTTTAAAATTATTAACTAATGTTTCAGACGAAGTACCTAATACTTTAGAGGCGGCATATAACTCACTAATAACTTTTTCATTTTCAATTACATTTCTATTTGAAGCCGCAGCGACACTAGTAATAGTATCAACAACATCATCTAAACTACCCCCTAATTTTTCAACACCTGCAGCAGAATCGGCAAAAGCCTTTTTCATCTCCTCAATTCTAGCCCTACCTAAACTAAAATTTTTATTAAGTTCATCTGCACCTGCAACCATTAATCCAACCGCTTCGGCAAGTGTTTGAATGGGCCTAAGAGCCTCTTCCGCCGCGGTTTTCATATCCTCTAAACCTTTTTTGTCTTTGTCTTCTGGCATAACAATATATTATAGTATCTATATAAATAGAAGAAGGACTAATTTTTTAGTCCTTCTTATGTTCTTCAATCCATTTATCAAGTAAATATTTTCTAACAAACACTGGCATCTGTTGAAAATCTTGGTATGTCACTTTCATTAAATCATTCAAATAGTAAAATTCATCTATTTGACTTTTCCTATAATCAGAAGAAAGGACGAAAAAAGTCCGCCCCAAACCCAACATTTACTGTTAGTTTTTCTCCTGACGGGGCTATTAACATTCTTGTCATATCCAATCTAGGTTCATTTAGATTCATAAAGTTTCTAATAAATTTAGAATCGGCGATTGGCATTGATTCAATAAATTTTGCAATAACGGCTTTGTCGGTTGAGCCGTCAACCTCAATAATTTCTTTTTGCATTCTCCAAGTAACTTTTGGAACTACCCTACCTTGGGGGTATGTTTCAGATAATCTTGCAATCTCCATGATTTCACCATAATTTAATGGTCTAATTTTAATTGTTGATTGAGATTTAGGTAAAAAAACAGTAAAGGTTCCGTCTTCATTTGGTTGTTGACCATTAATGATAGATAATTGGTCTAACATTACTGTTGTTTGAAATTGTTTTTTAGTTCCAGGGTCAGTTGCTGATATTGACATATCAGGCCCAAAAGCAGTATTTCTTAAAAAAATTAAGATAGCCTCAACATCTCCTTCAAGTAAATCTTCAACTCTAACATCTGGTTCATAGATTTTTGCTCGTAATAAATTTAGTGTTAAATCCTGACCTCCACCCATTAAAATATTTTCATCAGAAGCGGTTAGATAACCAATCTTAAGTGATTTCTTTTTGTTTTTATAAAAAATACCTTGTGATGGTAAAGGTACCACATCGTGTGGTAATGTAAAATTTTGTTGACCGTAGTCGTTTGATTGTGTGTCCATATAAAAAAATTAACCGTAAAGTTTATCGCTTTACGGTTAAATATAATTAGATTTTAAAATTTGTAAACAATATTAGTAAACTAACACACATCTGTCCATTCTTAAGGTTGCAGATATTGTCGCTAATCCATCTGTATTGTACGCTAACGAATCAAAGTTAACGTCAGTTAAGAATGTTCCATAAAGAATCCATTTCTCAACAACAACTCCTGTTGGGTCCAACATTTCAAGGTCGATGTCTTTTTTGTAACCCGCAGCATAACCCATACGACCCGTAACTGATTCTGCATGTAAACGAACCCACTCCATAAGAGCTTGAGCCGCTGACGGTCCAATAGGGTCACGGAATTTAACTGGAATTGTTTGCCAATTAAATCTACCTGCAACGTAAGTAGATGTGTTTAAAAACGGTATTTCTGTTGCAGCAATTGTAATGTGTGGTCTAGCCGTTGACTCTACAAACCATTCGTTAATACCCAAACTTGATGGAAACCTTAGAATAAAACGATTTTGACGTTTAGGTTCGTAAGGTATCGGCATTTTCATTAATAAATCAGCCATGTTATTTTATTTTTTTTTAATTTCTTTGTTGTTTATATCTATAAATATAGTCTTGTTAAAAAATTTTTCTCTTTACTTTTTTTTATGTGAGATTATTCTTTATTTATATTCCTTTTTAATGCCTCCAGCAGTAGAATAAGTCTTAACTATATTATCTGGTTTATCTTTAAAATGTTTACTCATTACTTCCACATTTCTTATATCATCATCTGAAAATCCTATACTAGGTTCCATTGGAATAAAGTTATTAGATATTTCATTTTTAATATATGCTTTCTTATTAAGTATTCCTGCCATTCCTTTTATGTAAGAAACAAAGTTTTCCATTGCCTTAACTTTTAATTCTTCAGGGTTAGCCGCACTTCCTTCTCCAAAAGTCACTGGATGATACTTATTGAGTTCTAAATATGATTTAATTAAATCATCTTCACTCATATCTTCCTCACCGACAAACGTCCTGTATTTTTTAAGATTCTTAATTAGTTGGTCTTTATCAATACCATTATACCCACTAACAATATAATTGTAAACCGCTTGTTTTAACGTTTCAGGATTGTGACCTCTTGCGGTAATTATTGAAAAAATTGAGCCGTTATTAATAGCTTCTCTAAAGTCACCAAATGCAGGACCTTCTTTAGCCCTCATTGCGTCAATTAAAAAATCTTTATCTCCTGCGGTTCTAAAATTTCTAAAAGGGTCTTCAGCAAATCCAACAATTGTATCGCCTTTATATTCAAAAGGGGTTTTACCTAAATCGTGTCTATGTTCAGCAAAATCGTCAGTACTCATACCGATTTCTTCACCGTCTTCAGTTTTTACTACAATTTTTGTTGGCATATGAACAATATTGTCATCCCAATCAAAAGCGTAATATTTCATGTCTGGAGTCCCTTCTCCTTTAAATCCTTCTTTAATTTGTCTTTTCATACTTTGGCAATTAAAGGGGATACCGAAGTACCCCCGTTAAATTTATTAGATATTTTCAAACGAAGCTCCTGTTGGAGTGATGAAGAACTCAATGTCGATGAATTCTAACGCCTTCGTTGGTTTTAAGTAGATTTTACCTACAAGTCTGTTAGCGTCTAAATCTTCAGGTGTTGAAGATACAGTTACACGGAAATCGTACAAACCTCTATCTCTTCTGATTGAATCTAATATAGGGTTAACACTATCCAAGAATTGTTGTCTAACTACTTGGTCATTTTGTTCAAACAATAATCTAATCGCTACTGCCGAAATTAACTTACGAGCTTGAAGTAATAATCGTCTTACATTCAATCTGTTAAGTGCGGTGTCCGCAACTTGTAATGTTTTATTACCCCAAATTACGGTTCCAACATCAGAGAAAGTTGCAATAGGGTTGATTCTACCTTGATACAACGTATCTCTATCTGTTTGTGTAAGTTTTTGTCTAGCTTTGATTGAATTAACAAGACCTCTTGTGTAACCCGCAGATGCGAACCAAGGGAATGAAATGTTATCTGTCAATGCTAAGTTTCTACAAACCTCACCAGTTGGTGGTAAATAAATTTGTGTATTATTTACTGTATCTCTTGTTAAAATCCAAGGATAGTAAGTTGCGGTATAATTAGAATCAATTCCTGTGTTATCCAAGTTATCAACTGCTTCTTGTGAGTAGATAATATCTTGAGGATTTGTTGAGTCAGGAGTAAACATGTTGTAGTCAGGAGTTGTTGCGATATAAACCGAGTCAGCTCTTGAGAATTGTACCATGTCAATCGCCTCTTCAACAAGGTTTGAATTGTTCACATAGTCGATACTTGAAGTTGCAAACACGTTAATGTTTGTTGCTTCAGGATTTGCGAATGTTAAAATACCAAGTAAATAAGCGTAATAGTCAGTATTTGCAAAATCTTGAGTATTGTTTTGTATAACAATTCTTTTAAATATACCTTCACCTGTTGCTGTTGGGTATCTTGAAGATGGAGATGCTCCTGCTAAGTAACCTGTAGCACCTATTTGGAATCTATCTTGGTTAGTTCTCCATTCTCTATAAATGTCCCATCCGTCAAATCCACCCGCAAAACATACGGTATATTTTCTTGAAAAGATGAAGTAGTACGGGTTTTCTTGAGTTTCAGGGTCTTCTCTAAATTCAGCAACACCACACTCAAATGCTGTTTCACCACTTGACATTGACGAGATTCCAATAGTAACAACGGTTGCTCCTGAGTCCATATGGAAACCTTTACTAATAACATTCCAACGTTGACCTTCAACCAAAGGATTTGAAATCCAATTTGAAGGATTTTGTTTACCTTTATATGTTAAGAAAGACTCATCAATACCAAATTGACTTGAGAATCCTAAATAACTTCTTCTAACAATATCACCTGCAGATTCAACTGGTGCTCCACCTGCGTTTGTACCAAAAGGAGGATTATAAATTACTTCTCCTGGGAAATAGTATTTTGTTTTATATTTCGGATACGGTGAAGGATAAACATTATAATCTAAATATTCTCTTTGAGTGTATCCATAGAATCCACAAGGTAATGCATCAATTGGTGCCTCATCAGCCATTTCCACCATTATTAATTTTGATACTAAAGCGAATTCACCATTTGAAGAACCTATTTTTTTAGCAACAAAGTTATTTGAACCTGGGTCCATATTACAATTTGTAAACTTTTCAATAACAACAGGGTTAGCATCAGTATCAAAGAAATTTCTAACTAATACGTCAAATGTCATATTATTATATGACAAGTTTGCAATTGAAACTTTAATCTCGGTGTTTGCAGAATCACCATCAGAAATTGAAATAAATTTAAATAAATTATAAACTTTATTACCTCTCAATTCTGAAACTAAAAATGGTGTTTCAGGTGATTGATATTGTTCTAAATTGTATGCGATTGAAGTTGATTGTTCACTTCTAGCTTCAGGTAATGCTATTAATCCACAAGCTAAACCACGAATATAACCTTCATTGTAAGCGTAGTTTAATGAAGCTTGGTAAGCCTCTTCAACATAAATTGGAACTTCAAATCTTGATTTACCAAAATTATCAACACCCAATACTTTAGTTATGTATTTTGCCGATGAAGCCAATAACGAAGTTTCAAATGTAAATGTTTCCTCATTTTTAGTTATACCTGATAATAAAAACGTTGCGTAAGGATATTTTGTAATACCTGAATATTGTCCTGTACACACTAATTGTAAATCTGTAAGACCGCTTACTTGGTAAACTGGTCCGTGATTTTCACTTGTACTACTGTTTTGAAATAAAGATATACCTCTTGAACGAATAGTACCTACAATCATGTTATTAAATTCTGTGTATGCAGTACCTGTAAATGTATATGAGTTACCAACAATAGTACCTGTAAATGAGTTAGAATCTCCTGAAACTAAGTTTGACACTGTATAGTAGAATGAATAACCAGTATAATTGTTTGTTGTTGAGTCATTGTTTTCAAACTCAAAATTTGCATAATACCAAGAATCGTTAGCCCCTTCAGTTAACTCATTTTGAGTAAAATTATTTTCACAACCATAAGGATTATAATCATTTGAATATGTACTAACTAACGTTTGATAATCTGTTTCAGGAATTGCACCATATATAACCGCAGTAGTTGCAGATGTTGATGGTAAATCCATGATTGAATCTAAAAAATTATTAAAATCGTCTTGTAATGTTGATGTTGTACCGTCTTGTAGTCTATATTGTACGTTTAAATTTGTACTAACTTCAACAGGTAACGACCCTGATATAAATTCAATTGTATTTCCTGTTGAGGAACCTGTAAAAGTTGCAGTAAATGGAACACCAACAGATGGGTTTCCAATAGTCGTTGGGTCTACATTAGCTGTAACACTAAGAGACCATGAAGGACCCGCATCATAACCTGATAATCCCAAAACTCTGGTAACAAACAATTGGTTTGATTGTTGTAAATATGATTTGGCGATATATGCCGCCTCATATTTTGGTATTTGAGTATTAAAAAACTTAACGGGTTGTGTTCCCCCGAAATAAGCTTGGAACTCATCATAGTTAGTTATGAATACTGGTTCAAATGCTGGACCTTTTATAGTTTCTCCAACAAGACCTAAAGTCGTTACACCCACACTTTGGGCTACGAATGATAAGTCGGTTTCAGATGTGTAAACGCCTGGTGATACGAATACTTTTTGATTTGCTTGTGCTGTTGCCATTATTAAATTATTCTGTTACAGATTTATTTTATAGATAAATATTCATTATTATATGAAAAAACTTTACTTTTGGGTAAGTATTTATAAACGGTAGGAATTAATTCTGCCTTTTTTCTCACCATGAAAACAAAGAAAGAAATCAAAAACATAAAAATATCCCCTGAATCACACAATATACTAAAAAAGTACTGTGATAAGAGGGGAATTAAGATTTATAAGTTTTTAGAAAATTTAATAATTGAAAAATGTAAAGAAAAAAAAGATATATACGGAGAGGATTAAACTAACTTACTATTAAAAGTAATTTTAGATTCCTGAGTATTATCAATTTTTGTAACCTCAATTCTTAAAATATCATTAGTCGTGATTTGAATTACTGAAACATCACTACCATAATAATCATCATTAATGTAGACATCGTATGTATTAACATTATCTGTTCCCACAAGAGACATGTCCGCACTAAAGTCAATCATGTCAATTAATGTTGTATTACCTGAAACAAATAAAAAATTAGATTCAAATTCATTTGGGTTTTCAGGATATTTGTTTCTTCTTGGTCTTCTTGTTGTTGTGTCTAATTCAATTAATTGAGTTATTCTTTGAATAGCGGGTTTAATTTCAAACTCATCCTCATCGATTAGATATCCCAACATTGTAAAATCATAATTCTGAATATAGTATTTTCTTGCATCCATTGTCATTTGAGATTCGTCTGAAACATTATCTAAAATAATTGGAACATATTGACCCTTAATAAATGTATAAGCCTGTCTTGATGAGAATGTTTGCATAACAACTTTATTAAGTTGATTAAGCTCTCTCATTCTGTTACAAATAATTTTAACACTATATTTGATATCAACAGGAACAGGTTGTGGAATTGTATAAATGTCCATACCTTGTTCATTACCATTCCAAGTTGGGACGGAGGCGTAATAAAATTGTTTTCTATTTGGAATTGTATATTGAAGTGATGGGTTTGTACCATACTTAACTTCAGGTTGTCTAACAACCGTAATAAATGGTGGTGACGGATTATAATCCAAATCCACAAACTTCCAAGTTTCTAAATATTGTGACCAGTTTTGCGTTGTAATAATAATATCCAACATAGGTACAATTTTTCCTGCAGTAACAACTTCAAGTTCTGTTTTAACAAAATCCAACATACCCCTATCCAAATCAGCGTGTAATACCGACTTAGGTAAATAAGTTCCGTCCTCTTTAATATACTCTAAAAGTTGTTCTCTTCTTTCAGATAAAACTTTTCTTGGTACTAAAGGTAAGGTTGGTTTAACTATGGTTTTAGGTAATGGCATTATTTTATTTTACAACAAATAGTTTATCTTTTGCGTTTATCATATCAACCTCTTGTACATAATAAACAGGCTCTTCTGTATTTTTAAATACAAATGTATCGTGTTTGTATGGGTTATATGTTACAACATTATCTGATGATGGTGTTGGCATTTCATCACAAGGATATTCACAATAGTTCAATAATTTTCCAATCACAAATGCGTGAACATTTTTTGATTTTTCAGAACGAACTTTTTCTTTACCACCTTGTCTAACTCTAAATTCAACATCACCCAATTTAACATAATCCGCATACATAATAACTTTACTGTCATAGGTAACTGAAAAAGTATGTTTGTGTAAATTATAATACACCATAACTTTTTTACCAATAAATAAAGAATCAAATTGTGATTCGGTAATTACAACTTTCATTAAATTCCTCTAAATTCGTTTTCACTAACATATGTTGCAACAATTGTTCTATAGAACGGTTTGTAACCCGCATATGTATGTTTATTGTCAGACCTTACGTATCCGTCATCACTAACAGAATAGTATCTAACTCGGTCTTCTGTTTCATAATAACCAAGATAATCACCTTGAAAAATCTCAACACCCAAATCATCAAGTTGTTTTTGATAAACCGAGAATTTCATATTACCAGGTTCTTGTTGTTCAACCCTAGAATTACCCAAAAATTTATTGGTTGGAGCCATAACCTGAACAAGACCTTTTAATTCAATAGGTGCCAAGAATTGTATTCCATCTTCTAAAACCTCACCATATACACTATCAGTCTTTGTTTTATATCGGTCAATACGATATAACACAACCGTGAAGTTCATATCACCTTCTAACCACTCTTGGCCCATATTGGTATCCAAAGTGTAGTCTTCTCCACCAAAGAACTTACCTAATCTTGTTATTGGAACTAATTTTTGCATATTAATTTTCGTTTTGTCTATTGTAGTACGATTCAGATGATATACCTGATGAATTGATTATTACGTCTGTATTAAAATAATTTTTAATCGCAGTTTTTATCTCATTATTCCATCCCATTCTAATATCGTTGAAGGAGCGAGGAGATTTACCCATTTTTAATAATGGGCTATCATCAGGAACTATATAAGTTATATTCATATAGTATTCATCATTTCTAATACCTAAAGGTTCCAAACGAAACGTAATACCCAAAACCCCATTAGGTTTAATCACATTAGTCAATTTCTTAATTGCGTTGGTTAATTGTTCTTCAGACATTTTCATATATTGATAAATACTCAAACTTTAACTATATTTAAGACAAACTTTTATAATGATACTTCCACCAAAAAAAATTTATATTTCCAATAGTGATGTACACGGGTTAGGTGTGTTTGCTTTGGAGAAAATATATGAAGGAGAAATTATTGAAATTTGTCCTGTTATTGATATGGGATTAAAAAAAGAATCAAGTCATATTTTAATTGATTATCGGTTTAATTGGCCTCAAGGAGGAATAAATTGGGATAAACAAGTAGTTTCAACAGGTTATGGAATGTTATATAACCATAGTGTTAATTATAATGCTCTTTGGAGGTCAAATATGGAAAACGATTCATTTGAATTCTATGCGGTAAAAGAAATAAACCCTAACGAAGAAATTTTCGTTTATTACGGAGATGTTAGTTATTGGAATGATGGTAGAACTCACACAAATATTGTATAAATGAATGAAATTAGTTTAGAGTCGAAAGCGATGACTATTCTTGAGACTTATGATGGGGGTAATAACTATCTTTTAGAATTAAAACGTAAATCACAGATTAATAAAAAATTCTACCCAACAAGGAGTCAATCGGAATACATTATATCATTTTACGACAAGCAGCCAAAAGTAGCTAAGAAGTGGGTAATTCTTGATGCTTATTTTGCTCAGAAATTAGCAGATGACAAACTATATACAGAAATCCCACAAAAAGTTTGGGTTGAAAAACTTTTAGCAGATAAAGAAAAGGCATACCACATTTGGGGTAAAGTTTTTGATGGTGAAGAACTTCACGATTTTTGGTTACCAAAAGCTGCAATCATAAAAGACAACTCAGTTAAAGATGTGGTAATTGATTATTCAAAATACTCTCATCGTCCACCGCTTGAACATCAAAAAGAAGCAATCCAAAAATTGGTTGAAAATAAAAAGTTTATCTTGGCAGATGATATGGGTCTTGGTAAAACAACTTCAACAATTATTGCTGCATTAGAGGCAGGTTCCAAAAAGGCTTTGATTATTTGTCCTGCCACTTTAAAAATTAACTGGAAACGTGAAATTGAAAACTATTCAGATAAAACAGTATTCATTGCCGAAAGTAAAAACTTTAGTACTGAAGCAGATTTTGTTATCATAAACTACGATATTATTAAAAATTTCCATGACACTAAGAAGAAAGATGAGTCGCAAATTCTTGCTTCCAATTTTGATTTGGTCATTGTTGATGAAGCACACTATATTAAGAATGCTACAGCGCAAAGAACAAAATTAATTAACGATATTGTTAAAAAAACAGATAGATTGTGGTTGTTAACGGGAACACCAATGACATCACGACCAATTGATTATTTTAACTTGTTAAGTTTGATTGATTCTCCTGTAAGTAGAAACTGGATGGCGTATGCGATTAGATATTGTCAGGGCTATCAATTTAATGTTGGAGGAAGAAAAGTTTGGAACGTGACTGGAGCTTCAAACTTAGAAGAATTAAGAGACCGAACATTAGGATTAACTTTAAGAAGATTAAAAGAAAATGTTCTTGACCTACCTGACAAAATTATTACACCTGTTTACTTAAGATTGAAATCAAAACAATACGAAGAAGTAATGGGAGAATACTACGATTGGTATGATAAGAATCCTGAAGAATCAAAATCATTAACGGTTCAATTCTCAAAACTAACAAAGGTTAGACAAATTATTGCTGACGAAAAAATTGCTCAAACAATTGAACTTGCAGAAAACATTTTAGAACAAGATAAAAAAGTTATTATATTCTGTAACTTTACCGATTCATTAAATAAAATTACCGAACATTTTGGAAAAGCGGCGGTTAAACTTGATGGTTCAATGTCAAAACCTGAACGTCAACATTCGGTTGACCAATTCCAAGATAATCCAAAAGTTAAAGTTTTTGTGGGTAATATTAAAGCTGCGGGTGTTGGTATTACATTAACTGCGGCGGAAGCGGTTATTATGAATGACCTGTCATTTTTACCTTCAGACCACGCCCAATCAGAAGACCGAGCTTATCGTTACGGACAAAAAAATAATGTTTTGGTTTATTATCCAATCTTTGAAAATACAATAGAAGGAATCATCTACGATATCCTAAACAACAAAAAACAAGTCATCGCAACAGTAATGGGTGACAACCAACATCCCGCCGACGCCGCAGAAGAAATTCTACAAAGAATTAATAATCTGAGAAATTAGGGAACTACGGATTATTTATATATAATGGATAATCCAAATTTATGAAAAAAACACAAGAGAAAATCCAACAACTAGAAACACAAATACTTGAAAACCACGTTAACCAAGAAAAAAAGTTGTTGATTACCGAAATGAAAAAAATAGGAATAGAAAAATTACCTTACTCCTATACAGCCCTCAAACAGTTTATTGACCCAGAGACAATGAACTTTCATTATAATAAACATTATAAAGGGTACGTGGATAAACTAAACGACGCGTTAGCTAAAAAGAAATACGGAGATTTAGATTTAGAAAAAATTATCAAGACCATAAGTCGTTTTGATAAGACAATAAGAAACAACGCAGGTGGGGCATTTAACCACGCATTGTTTTGGAACATGTTAACTCCTGACCCTAAAAAACTTGACGGTGAACTTTATAAAAAGATAACCAAACAATGGGGGACTTTCACAAACTTTAAAAAAGAATTTGAAAAACAAGCCAAAGACCGTTTTGGTTCAGGTTGGGTTTGGTTAATTCTCACATCAAATAATACATTAAAAATTATGTCAACTCCAAACCAAGACAATCCATTAATGAATGTGATTGAAGGTGGTGGATTTCCTTTACTTGGATTAGATTTGTGGGAACACGCTTATTATTTAAAATATAGAAACAAAAGAGACGAATATATCACAAACTTTTGGAAAGTTGTTAATTGGGATTTTGTCACCAAGATGTATGAAATGAGAGTTGAAACAAAACTTACCGAATCAACAAAAATGAAACAAGTTTTAAGTGAAGGTAAATCTGAAATGTGTTCTCAATCTGAAAATGAATTTTACAGAATGTTGTTTAACGTAAATTCAGATGTTAAATGGACTTACATGAATGGTATCAATAAAATAATGAAGGATGTATTTCCTGAAAATTATATTGTAAATCCTGAGAACGACCAATTACCTGGTGTTTATGACCTTGAAGGACATGGTAGGTCAGTTATCAATAAGTTAAACACAAATTACACATCTTTTTGTATTTTATTAAAAGATTTAAATCAGGTTATTACAAAAATTCCTGGCAAACAACCAATTAGTTTCATGGATAAAAAACCTATGGAACAAAAGAAAGAGGTTGAAAGATTTATTAAAGCAATAGACCACTTCAAATATAGAATCTTTGATAAGGATAGTTTAACTCTTCATAACTTATTAAGAACCTTAACCGAAAAAGACAAGGCTGGTTCCAAAAGAGAAGAAATCACCGCGTCAATTCTCAAGAGACATTTTGGTAAAGATGTTAAGATTGAAGTGATTGGTGAGTTAGGAAACAAAAGGGATGCAATCCAAGGAGTTGATTTGGAAATAACAAAAGACGGTGAAGTTTTAACTGGTCAAATTAAACCATTTAGAACTATGATTATTGGTGAAGATGGGATTACTTTAGAGGGAACCGCAAGTGTTAAAATTTATAACACAGACTTAATGATTTTTCAAAAAGGTAAGAATGTTTTGATATTTAATAAGAAACCTAAAATTGTTAGAGGTAATTTTGTGTTTCCTGTGGATTCACTAATGTACAATATACAATAATAAACTAATTGATATTTATTAGATATGGCAGTTATTCCAGAACCAGAAAGGTCAAAAATTTATACAAGAGTTAAACACTTATTGGGTGCACCAATAAGAAGTGTTGAGATTGAAGATGAAATGATGGATTCTTTAATGGAACTCTCTATTCAAGATTATGAACAATACATTTTAAATTGGTTGATTGATAGTCAATGGGTTAACTTGGTTAACTTAAACATGACAGAAAAATCTGTTTCAAGAGCATTGATTACAAGAACAATGGATTTTGAACAACAGTTCTCATATTCGTATTCAAAAATTGTTGGTTTACAAGCTGAAGGTCCTTGGGTATTAAAGAAAGATTATATCATTCTTGAAGAGAACAAACAAAACTACGAAATACCTGCTGGCCGTGAAATTAACGAAGTATTATGGTTTAGCAATCAACCTATTACCGCATTTGGTATGGGGGGTATTGGTGGATTTGGAGGTGTAGGTCTTGGAGCCAACGAAGCTGGTTTTGCTCAAATGGGGTATCAAGGTTCTTATTTTATGATGTCAGGGTTTGACTATCTAATAAGAATGCAAGAGGCAAACATCTTGAATAGAATTCTTGGTGGTTCTTTAACTTATAGAATAACGGCATTACCTGATGGTAAAAAAGATTTACAATTATATAACGCTCCTGGTAACCAATTTAATTGGGGTAACTATAGTCAATATGTTGGTAAAGCTGTGTGGTATTGGTATTACGATGTAACACCTGACAGTAGAGCAGATTGTTTAAAAAATAATCCTGATGTAATTAAATCACCAAATGATGTTCCATTAGAAGAACTTACTTGGTCTGACTTAAACGTACCCGCACAACAATGGGTTAGAAGATGGTTCGTGGCATACGTTAAAGAAACATTAGGTAGAGTTAGAGGAAAATATAGTGGAAACTTGAAAGTTCCTGATTCAGAATTAACCATGGACTACACAAGTTTGTTGACCGAAGGTAAAGATGAAAAAACAAAATTAATAGAAGAACTTACAGGTGCTGAAGGTTGGTTAACAAGACTAAGACCTGAAAAAGTTATGGAACGAGAAGCGTTAATCGCAGAGAACTTAAATAAACAAATGAAGTTCCGAGCAATGCCTCGTCAAATATATGTAATTTAACATTATGGCAATTATAAGAACAATCCCATCTACAAGATTAATCAATGGGGAAATATTAGAAACATCAGAAATTTCAATTGTATCTGAAAGAGAATACAGAACTAATGGAGAGGAATGTATAATCATTAGAAATGTGGCAGAATCTACAATTATTTTAGATTCTAAAACAACTGACCACGTTGTGGTAAAGGCAATGACAAGAATAATAATCAAACCTGACACAGGTAAGATTGATGAGGACTACGATGAAATAGTTGCCGACAAATACGCTTGTATTGAATTTAGATTCTGCTCAGGTAACTGGTATATTTTATCTTCAGATGGATTGAAGCAGTCCTAATTTTTCTTCCCAACCTTCTTCCGCTAATTCATACATATAATCAGGACTCAATCCTCTTTTATTCCAGTAAGACATTTCAGCGTCAGTAATTGCTAATACATCTTCTAATTTATCTTGGTCTGATTCTTCAAATGGATGACCATTAATAAGTTCACATTGTGCTGTTGTAAATATGCCTCTTTGTTCAGGGTCGTTAACAATTAAACCATTTCTAACCTCATCTTTAAAACAAACCAATAATGGCTCAATTCTTTTATTGAATGTGGTTATTGCTCTTGGTACGTTATAATCACCAGTTAAGTTAGGGTCATTATCCAAAATATCTTTATCTAACATATAACAGTTAATTTGTACACCATCACCTTTTTTCTGAACATCACCATGAGATGCCTTAAGTCCGTTGTTAACATACAAAATAACATCACCCAAACTTACATTTAAGTTTGACTGTAACGCCAACTCCATGTGAGCCATACGACTCATGCTGTTACCTGATTTAGTTTTTTCTGTTAAACGTTTCTTATAGTCTTCCATTGACAATTTAACCTTAGCTCTTTGAGCAATCTTACTTAACGGTATTTTCTTATCAAAGATTGTTTGTAAATACTCGTAGTAATATTCCACGAATGATTTACCATCTCCTTGAAGTAACATCTTAATTCCTTTATCCAAAAACGCCTCAATATATAATGGAAGTTTCTTTGACTTAATACTATTACCCGTCAATTTTATTTTACCCTTGGCATCCATAACCGCATAGTTCTTACGAGCCAAGTTAATACACGAAGGCCAAACCCCATCCGTATCAAGAGCCATTTCACCTCTCATGAAGATATCGTTGTACTCCGCAACATCCGCTTCAGGTCCATAGTATTCTTTACCCAACTTAACTTTCCAATTCAATCCACGACCAACATAAACTCGGTCTTTTGCATCAGATGGGGTTGAGAAGTTAACACCGTCCGTATCCATTACTAAAGGAACATAACCTTTTGTCATAAAAAACTTAATCATTTGACGAAGGTATTGTCTACCTGTACAAGTAATTTGTTCTCCCATATACATGTCACCCCAAGCATAAACCTGTGGTGCTGACAAGGCCCCGAACATTGAGTTAATGAAAATCTTAATCGGTAACTGTTTATTACCATATGATTCAGATTTCTTACGGTCAGTTTCGTAATACTCCTCAGCAAGTTGTTTGTATTTGATACGGGTATCACGGAAATACTTTAACATACCTTTCATTGCCCCTGTTACGTCACAGTCAGGAAATACATCATGTACGAGTTGAATAGAGGGGTATAGAGACGAGAAGTCGAGCTTAAGTACATCTTTAGAGTAACCAACTTTAAGTAGTCGTGAAAGACCTCCTACGAAGTCTGTCTTACCTTGTTTGGCAGGAATGGCAATTCCGTGTTTATACGACCAAGCCAACATTAACATTTTCCACAATGTTGCGGTACCCATAGTTGAAACCCTTTCATATGTTGTTGGAATCATCGCCGCCAACAAGAACGAACCTTGGTTGAACTCTTGGTCAACCTTTAGG